AGGGCTGAGAAAGAAATAACCGAAGCTCAACCTGCAATGGTATCTGCTAGGTTAAATGGAAGTAAAGGCGGTAGGCCTAAAAAGACAGAAAACAAAACCCAAGAAAAACCCAGTGGGTTTTCAAATAATAACCAAAGTGAAACCCAACTCGAAAGCTCACCAGAGCCAGAGCCATATAAACCCAATGAACTAACACACAGTATAGAAACATTAACCAGTGTAGAGCCAACTCTTGCCGCCAGTGTGTGTATGGAACTTAAAAATCTTAACTACCTGGACATAAACCCAAGCCACCCCAAGCTTCAGGCAATGCTTACTGCTGGAGCTACGCTTGAGGAGTTTGTCCACGCAGCTCAAACCGCAAAAATCAAGAAGTTTTCCTATGTGCTTGGAATGGTTGAGGGTATGCGAAAGCAAGCAGCCGCCGATAACGTCACTCAAGGAAATTTCAAAGAAGCTGCAACTGCTAACGCATGGAGAAAGACGGATGCAGGGATTATGGCAAAGGCGAAAGAGTTGAAGATCGGAACGCAGGGGATGGATAAGTTTGCACTGATTGCAAAGATTGACGCGAAGCTAGACCAGAAAAAGGCTGCTTAGTGGCTTGGGTTGAAGTAGATCAATACCATGCAAAAAACGGCAACTGGACAATGACTAAAAATGGAAAAAAAGAACTTGGAAATTTGAAGTTTGGTTTATTTGAAGGCGGTAAATTTAAAGCAGTCTGCAACACGCAAAAAGAAGCAGTAATGAAACATAAACAATTAACTGAGGAATTGAAAAATGAATGAAAAACAACTCGAAAAAGAAATTAAAGAAAAAGGTTTAAATGCACCGCGCCTAACACCTAGCCATATTGATTCAGTGATTTATGGCGCGAAGTTCTGGCAGCCAGAAGGAACAACTCTAACCGTATGTGCCATGCAGTTAACAAACGGAACTATGGTTGTAGGTGAAAGCGCCTGCGTAAGTGCTGAAAACTTTGATGCTGAAATTGGTAAGAACATCGCTTATGACAATGCGCGTCAGAAAATTTGGGCGCTTGAGGGGTATCTGCTAAAACAGAATTTAAACGGAGCATCAGCTAATAAAGGTGATATGCCTGATATTGAAGCCACCAAAACATTTAGCGATGCAGAAGCCTTAGAACAATTAAATAGCTAAAAATGTCTGATTTCACTATCACCAAGCGCGTTGACGTAGAACTTACAGAAACTCATAAAGAGGCTCTTTATCAGTACCTATTCAGCGTGCTTGGTGGTGTATCTGAAACTGATAACAAAGCATGGCGCAAGTTTTGGAAGCGCATTAATAATCTTGAAGTCGGTGAGATAGTCGATTTTGAGGCAATCTTCCCACGTAACGGCAAGTTTCACCGCAAGTTCTTTGCATTGCTTAACTTTGCATTCGATGCATGGGAGCCTGATCGCATCAATAAATCATACAAAGGCCAGCCAGTAGCCAAGAACTTCACGCGCTTTCGCAAAGATGTTTTAGTTCAGGCCGGTTATTACGATCAAACCTTTGACCTTGATGGAAACATGAAGCTTGAAGCCAAATCAATCAGATTTGCAAGTATGGATGATGAAGAATTTGAACGTGTGTATAGCGCGGTAGCTGATGTGATTTTGCAGAAGGTTTTAATTACTTACGCAGGGCGTGATGAGTTGGATGAGGTAATGAGCAAGGTGATTGGATTTCTATGAGTGCTATTACCAAATCGGCACGTGGAGAAGCATGCGCAGTTCGCATACCTGGTGTATGCAATGGAAATACAGAAACAACCATTTTTGCGCATATCAGCGGAGTTCGCTTCGGTCATGGGGTAGGAAAGAAAGTGAGTGATATTCACGGCGCTTACTGCTGCTCATCTTGTCACGATGCATTAGATGGCAGAGTTAAAACACCATACAGACGCGAAGGATTAAAGCTTATGCACTACGAAGGTGTTATTGAAACGCAGTTAAAACTAATGAACAAAGGGCTGCTGAAATGATTATAGAGTTACCTTACCCAGATATGGCGTTAATGCCTAACCGAAAAAATGGTAAGCATTGGACTTCGACAAAAGTAAGAAAACAAACCGCTATTAATTCAAGTTTTGTATTAACCAGGCAAGCATCAGTCGGTAAGAAGTTTTTACCAAAGCCAATCGCCATGATGGTGACTTTTATTCAAAACGATAAGCGCCATCGTGACCTTGATAACCTACTTGCTGCAATAAAACCAAACATTGATGGCGTTGCGCGCGCATTGGGCGTTGATGATAAGTTATTTGAGCCAATCACTATTAAGCGCGGTTACAACAAATCACAGAGTGCAACTATCTTGGAGCTTACGCAATGAGTTTGACCAATTACGAGAAGGTTGAAACAGAACTTTTACACACTTGGCAGCCATTAGCCGCTATTGCTTACCGAGCAGATTTACCTATCAGGACATGCGAGGCCATATTGGTTGACATGTACAACAAAGGGTTAGTTAAGTGCTCAAGGGTTAGGATTGATGGGCACAACAAGGTGCATCTGTTTAAGAAGGTGCAGATTATGAAGGTGATGGGTATTCATATGGTTGTTGATACATCGAATCAGGAGCATGCAGATGCTTAAAGGTAAGCAGCAAAGATTTGTTGACGAGTATTTAATAGACTTGAATGCAACTCAGGCCGCGATTCGTGCTGGTTATAGTGAAAAGACAGCAAAATCAATTGGTCAAGAAAACCTGACAAAACCTGACATAGCTCAAGCCATAAAAGACTATCAATTAAAAGCACAAAAACGCGCTGAAACTACACTTGACGACATACTTAATGAGCTTGATGAAAACAGACAGGCTGCGTTAACCGCTGAAACAGTTCAATCAAGCGCTGCAACCGCTGCAACAATGGCAAAAGCAAAGTTACTGGGATTTGTAGTTGAAAAGCAGAGCGTTAAACATGAAGGACTAATAGAGGTTGACATAGCCCCTAAATTATCAAAAGAAGATTGGATGAAAGCACATGGCTTGGTCGCCACAGCCGGGCACACAAAGTAGCGCGATTACTGCAACATTTGTTGATGAGCTATTCTTTGGTGGTGCTCGAGGTGGTGGTAAATCAGACTTTCTACTTGGTGACTATCTTCAGGATGTAAGCATAGGTGCAAACTGGCGAGGCATTATCTTTCGTAAGACATATCCAGAGCTTGAAGAACTACAAATGCGCGCTATGGAAATATACCCAAGCTATGGTGCAGTTTATAAATCTACGAAGAGCGGAGATTATCCTTTTGCAAATTGCTGGTACTTTCCATCTGGTGCAACGCTTAAGATGCGCTATATCGAAAATAATAAAGATGCAGATAACTATCAAGGCCATCAATACACATGGATCGGGTTCGATGAGCTAACAAATCATGCTACCGATTACGGTTACAACAAACTAAAAGCCTGTTTGCGTAACTCTGTTGGTATTCACGGGAGAATTAGAGCTTCTGGCAATCCGGGCGGTAAAGGTCATATTTGGGTTAAGGCTAGATTCATTGATGCAATGCCACCTTATCACCCATTGGAAGATGAGAATGGCCTTACTCGCATGTTCATTCCTTCTAAGATTTCAGATAATAAATACCTAAAAGACAATAAGCAGTATGTTTCACTGCTTAAATCATCCGGTTCAGCAGAGTTAGTTAGAGCTTGGCTTGATGGTGATTGGAATGTGGTTGCAGGCGCATTCTTTGATTGTTGGAATAAGAACCACGTGATTAAGCCATTTGCAATACCTAAAGATTGGACGCGCTTTAGGTCATTCGACTGGGGTTCAGCTAAGCCATTTAGTGTTGGATGGTGGGCGGTTAGCGATGGAGGATTGCATATCCCTAAGAATGCAATTGTGCGCTACCGTGAATGGTATGGTGCAAAGTCTGCCAATATTGGATTAAAACTCACGGCTGAAGAAGTAGCTGAAGGTATATCTAAGCGTGAGAAAGGTGATGATATTGCTTATGGTGTTGCTGACCCTGCGTGCTGGAAAGTTGATGGCGGCGCAAGCATTGCTGAGAGATTGATTAAAAAGGGTGTTAGATTCAGAGCTGCGGACAATTCACGCATCAATGGATGGGATCAGATGAGGCAGCGGTTTGTTGGTGAGGATGATGAGCCAATGATCTATGTGTTTGATACTTGCTTAGATTCAATCCGTACAATTCCACTATTGCAGCATGATGAGAACAAGCCAGAGGATTTAGATAGTGAAATGGAAGATCATGCTGCGGATGACTGGCGTTATGCTTGTATGAGTAGGCCATATCAGCGCATAGGCAAGAAGCGAGCTAAACCAGTTCAAGCTGGAACTATTGAGTGGGTATATAAAAACTCTACTGAGAAAAAAGAAAAGTCTAAATATCGCAGTTAACTATCAATCGCATGGATAAATTATTCATAAGCTAATCTCTTATCACTCGTTATTAAAACGTATTTTAGGAGATTATGAAATGAAAATTAAACAAACAGCGGTTCTTGCATCAGTAGTTGCAGGCGCAACAATTAGCACCACAGAAGCAGGCTTTCTACCTGGCATGATTGTGCCAGTTCAATATGCTTCACCAGCAGGCTCATTCGTTGGTTCAGCAGTTATTCAAACATCAGAAGATGGTACGACTTGGGCTACAGCTACAGGCGCATCAGCTATTACAGCAGTTGGTGGCGGCGTGATTCATATGGTTACGCTTAAACAGTTTATCCGCTTGAATATGACTGCATTTACATCAGGTAACTTGCAAGCTTCTATCTTATCTGACATCAACTAAATGTTAGATAGTTTTGATGACGAGAAACAGGGCGCAAGCCCTGTTGATGAGCGTGAGCAGAAGCATTGCAAGCGATTGCTTGATCGCATTAAATCATTTGATAGCGCATTAAAGACACGTGCTGAAGGCTGGAAAAAAGCACGCAATTATGCTGATGGTGATGTGAATGATGATGGTGACGATGGCTTAGTTCGCGTAAACCTTGTTGGTTCGATGCTTGAAACCATCCAGCCTGCTATTTATGCCAAAGCGCCAGAGATTACCGTTGAGATTGATGATCGTATCAATACTGAGCAATATCCTCTGCTCAATAAGTTTTCTAAGACATTGGAAAACTCACTCAATGTATTTCTCGTTAAAGATGCAAAGCTAAAGAAACGTGGCAAGACTGCGGTTCGTAGTGCTCTTACATCAACAATTGGCTACCTGAAAGTAGTTTATCAGCGTGAGAAGAAAGATGATCCTATCATCCGTAATCGCATCAATGATACTCAGGACAATGTAGAACGCATCAAGCTTCTGATTGAAGAAACCAAGCAAGAGGGTGGAGAGTGTGATTTATATGAAGCTAAGATGTTTGAGCTTCAGCAGCAGCTAACAGCATTAGAATCACAGATTGAAATTGTAGTATCTGAGGGATTGGTCGCAGACTTCTTGCAACCAGAAGATGTGATTGTCATGGATGCATCATGCCGTGATATTGATGAGTTCATTCAATCTACAGAGATTGCACACCGCATTAAGATGACAGTAGGCGCATTCAAGGCTCAGTTTGGTAAATCACCGCCAAAAGGTTCAAAGTCTTATGTGCAGACTGATGAAACCAATGTTGACGAATCCTACGATAAAAAAGACGTTGATGAAGATGACAAGATTATTGTTGTTTTCGAGGTGTGGAGCTTAAAAGACCTAACCGTTTACACGCTATGCGAAGGTGCAAAGCAGTACATTAGACCGCCTTATCAACCAGAATCACTAGGTGAGCAGTGGTATCCATTCTTTGGCCTACAGTTACGCCGTGTTGATGGTAAGAAATACCC